TATGATCCTAAAATATTTAGCGAGTTTGGTTTAGTGATTATTGATGAATGTCATCACACAAGCGCAGAGGTTTTCAGCAATGCTCTTGTAAAGGTAACATCACCTATTATGATGGGCTTATCCGCTACACTGAACCGTAAAGATGGTCTAAGACGAGTGTTTGAATGGTTTTTAGGAAAACCGGTAATGCCTGTCAAGAAGGCGAGTGCTCCTAAAGCTACAATGGATGTAAAAGTTTATAAGTTTCGTTGTAATGACCCAGAATATAATACAGTTCTCAGTATGTATAATGGAAGGATTAATATGACTGGGATGCTTACGAATATTTGTTCATATCGTCCTAGAACTCATTTTATAGTGGGTATTATCTTAGATATTCTAAAAGATACAAACCGTAAAGTATTAGTTCTAGGAGAACGGAGAAGTCTCTTAAAAGATATTGAGAATATCCTTAGATCTAATGATAATACCCTAACAATAGGATATTATGTAGGAGGTATGACAAGGACACAGTTAAAAAACAGTGAAGATGCGAGAGTGATCTTAGCAACTTACCAGATGGCAAGTGAGGGTATGGATATTGCGAGTTTAAATACGCTTGTTATGGCATCCCCTATTGGAGATATTGAACAAAGTATTGGGAGGATCCAGAGACAAAAAGCGGATGAACAAACAATAACTCCACTTACTATTGATATATATGATACTTTTTCTATATTCAATAACAGGTTCAAAACACGTTCTAAGTTTTATAAATCTAAAGGGTTCAATGTTGTTGATCCAGAAAACTCAAATACAAGTTATGATAATAATGATCATCAAGAAGAATGTGATAGTGAAGATGGTGAAGACCGCAAAAAACAGGTCAAACATGTATTTGTAGATGATGATGAAATATTATAATATCAAACAATACTATCAAATAAACTATCAAACAATACTAAGATAATATAAACAGTAAATATAATAGACACTCAAAAGTATATGATATATGATATATATATATGTCAATTTATATTGGACAAACCACAAACTTATATACAACAAAACAACTTAGTGATCGTTTGGTGATCAATCCACCGATCAATCAAGATGAACTCAATGTTATCAAGATAGGAACAGACATTCAGTTAGGATCAAAAGACAACAGGTTTCTAGTGTTTGACAGTGATAATGATAAAATATTAGACATAGGCAAAAATAACATAACAATAGATCAACCTACTATATTTAATGGAACAACTACTCTTAATGATGTTCATATATATAACAACATTATAACCATAGATGGGATTACATTAGATACTCCTACAATTAATCTTAACAACGCGATAAGTATCAATCATACCAGTAATATATTTATTCCATCTACAACCACATTTACCTCAGAAACATCGAATGTCTTTTTTGAAAGAGGTATAAAAGTAAATACTATCCAACCATTAACTGATGGTGCTAATATTGTTATCAAGAATCTAATATTAGATGATGTTGAAGTTGAGGATGCTATATTTAAGAACAATATACTTATCGATCATTCTAAATTGCCTGATAAACCCTTGAAGAATGATGTAGTATCTTTCAAAATCAACAAGAATATTAACAATACAAAAGATTTCATACAGCTTCAAGACAACTCTAAAACAATTTTTAGTGTAGCGAAGGATGGTTCTATCACTGTGTTTGGTAATAATGAGAAACATAACGAAACAAATGCTTCATTAACACTCGGTTCAGTAGGTAAAAATATAATGGAAAGCTTTGATACGTATGGTTCTAATGTAGCAACTATTAACAAAGATGGCCATATGATCTTAGGAATGGATCACACAAACATAGAAAGAACAACATCAGTAATAACACTACATCGTAGAGATACATTTGAACAGAATGATATCCTCCGTGATCCTATCTGTAAGATATCTATGGATTATGATCTAGAAAGCAACAAAATAACTGAAAACAACTCTAATTTAAATGTCAATGTTTTAGAGTTTTATCCATTCATTGATAAAACTTCATCAATTATTAGTGAAGACGGTTATCAACTTACAATTCACTGGCTTCCATTCCGTGGAGATGGCATAGAGTATTCAGTAAGATCGAGTGGTTCGTTTACACCAGTAGATATAGATATTCAATCTAGATACTATGTAAATCATACACATTATGATCTTGGATCAGGATTGACAACAAATTCAATATTAGCTCAAGATACATCTAGCAACATTAGGTTATTCACAGAGTTTCATAATGATCCATCATATGATATAAATATCCTAGGAACTACACATAAAACATATATTGAAGGGATTGAAGCAGGCACTTATTCAGCATCAACTAGTTATGAATATGAATATACCAAATATACATGTAATATCTATCTCAATAGAACACCTGACGGAAATACAGATAATCCTGTGGATGATTTTACGATTACTTTTGATCTCTATTGGATCTACAAAAGAGAGCTCGAAGAAACTACATTTAACATTTCTTATGTAGATACTAACCCTGTTCTAGTGACAGCACCACCATTTATAGATTGTGAGTATAATGGTATCTCCCAAGCGTCCATATTAGCAGATGGAAAGATCATTGCGAAATCTGTTGAAGTTTCCGAAACACTTGCTGTATCTAATCTGGATCTTCAAAACATTGTAAGCGATACGTTCAATATCAATGGTATGAGTGGCAATATACTACACATCTATGATAAGATTGATGTAGGTAATGGTACAGTAACTATCAGTGCTGATCAGGGTATTCAATTGAGCCAAGGTATCGATATCAAAAACACATTCTCATCTATATCATTCTGTAATGTGGATGCTAGCCATTTCAAGTATTCAACTGACAAAACCGAAATACTTAATCAATTATACGTGGGTGAAGAGACCAATACAAACTCTCATACAAACTCTATCACCCTCAATGGAGATATAGGGTTTGTATCATCTACAACTAGCAACCTAATAAGTTTTACATCAATGGGATACTTATTAGAGAGTAATATACTATCATACAATGTTGATAAAGATATCACATTAGGTATTGAAGAAGGAACGTTAGATACTAAATCATTATCGCTTTTAGGAGATGATCCATTTATACAGTTTATGAACATTCCAGATGAGACAGGTGTTTCACATCAACAGATCAGCTTCGCAAAAGATAGCTTTATAAATATCTCAGTTAGTGAGGAACAAAATAAGGTATCAATCGGAATACCTTATAGCCTTATTCAAATATTAAATAATCAAAATACGGCGGATGATTGGTATAGATTGTTTAGAGATTACACGAACAAAGAAAGAATAATAGGAAAAACGGCTCTTCTAACAATGATACAGAATGAGCTTAAAAAGAATAGGGATATTGATGACGAGGCAGTGTTAAACAAAAATAGCTTTTGGAGAAACACAATAAAAACACACTATAATCACACACTAAATACATATGGTAATATTAGGTTTGCGGATACTTCTAACAAAACTCTCTTAGAAGTCCGCGAAAGAGGTGATCACGAAATAACACACCATCTACCCACACTCAATGTTTTCGGGAATATACGATGTAGATCATTCGGCACTGATATCCCCGTATATAAGGGTAGTGCGAATGATGCATTAGAGATCGTAGGAACTTCTTTGTTTCACGACAAGGTATTTACTATAAAAGGTGTATCTTCGTTGTCTGATCGTAAGGTAAAGGATGATCTACAAGCAATCAAAGATCCACTGAAAAAGATTAAGTCTCTTGTTGGATATACATATAATAGGACCGATATTAATGCCAAAGAAACGGGTTTAATAGCACAGGATGTTGAAAAGGTATTACCAGAAGTTATTACAGAAGGTGCTAATAGTATGAAACATATAGCATATGGAAATATGATGGGATTGATTGTGGAGGCTATTAAGAATATTGATGAGAGACTTGAAAGACTTGAAAATATTAAGAACTAAAAACTAAAACTAAAAACATCAATATTCATTCTATTAGTGAATAAAATATCAGATATACTTCGCGACTATTCAGTATATTATCAACATTCTCTTTTTTGTTTATGATCTCTTTAAGATCATCATCGTATAATGTAAGTGTGTTTTCTGGACTTGTTTGATCATATCTATAACAATTATAATGCCCACCATGTAATACTCCATAATGATTGATAAAAGAAACCATTTTGTAATCATATTGTTTAGTAGGATCACCTATTATAGATCCTTTGTTAAATCTAATCTTTTTGTTGATATTTACATCCTTATGATTCTTAGTCATATTGTTGTTAAATCTATTTACACTTATTGCAAGTATCTTTGGAAGTATTAGTGGTTTTGTATATCGCATATATGTTCCACAACCACATTTATCACACTTCCATCCATCATCTTGTATATGTTCAACCTTAAAAAACTCAATTAGTCCAGAAGTAATATTCTTATTTGGTTGAATGGGTATGCTATAAAACACTTCAATATTCTTGTTTTTAGTCTTACAAGATGGATTATTACATACAGTCATATTGATCACTACCCCCATAAACTGTTTTGACCATTGTGAAGTCTTTTTAGATATTTGTTTCCAGATATGTTTGTTGTTTTCTATTTCAGGTTCTGGAACTTCAATACCCACATCTTCGTGGATACGATCACATATATTCAACCATAGTTCATTCACATCTGTTTGGTCACCTTTTTTAAAAAGTGGGTGTTTCTGTATTTCTTTTACAAAAGCATTAGGGCGTATTTTCCTATTATCCCCTTCTCTATCCATCAATTTGAAGATATGATATAGTGAGCATGTCAAGAAAGATACATTTGTTTTTATGTTTTCTTTATCAATTGTGGGTTTTACTATGTATAAAGATTGAATGATTGAGTTAATACCACAAGTATTTCCAATATTTACTAGAAGTGGCATCTATCCTAAGTAATAAAATCTTGTATTTTAGTAAATGGTAGAGATACCAACTTATGTATTACCTAATAGAGTGGGATATTTAAACTATCTATTTAACCATTTCCATCCAAAAGAATATGCATACAGTGATACAGTGAAATACCCACATCAAAAGTTCGTAAAAGATTATCTACATCACGACACTCCATATAAAGGGTTATACCTTTACTTCCTTCCCGGAACTGGTAAAACAAAGGCATCATTAGAGGTGATCAAATCTTTTCACGATAAAGGAAAACATGCCTTTGTGTTTCTTCCAGCAAGTCTTGAAGAAAACTACCGAAAAGAGATCACAAAGTTTGGTTATCCTTTCAAGAATTATCGCAAGAAACCTTTTTGGTTTAAAATTGGGACAAACAAGAAGACTGCACCAGATGTTTTGAAAGTATTGAAAGATAATTATCACAGCAAGCTTAAATATACCATAAAAGACGGGATACTATGGTTATGGAACTTACAAGATAATGTAGCAGATATGATCACTAGTAAAGGTGCTAATATTATACTAAAAGGTGTAAAGTATGAAGACGTGGATGACGTTGATAAGATAGTAATTGATATTATGATCAATTCGTATATTAATCTTAGATATACATTTGTTCATTACAACGGATTGAACGATAATGTTATCTCTAAGATTGAGGGGAAAATGGATAATAGTATTATAGTGTTCGACGAGATCCACAAGTTTATCCTTACTGTTTCCAACAAAAGACCTCTTGCTATCAGATTATACAACGCGGTAGTTCAAGCTAAGAACAGTAAGATGTTGCTTTTATCAGGAACACCTCTAATTAATAAACCATTTGAATTAGCTAACCTTATTAATATGGTTCGTGGTCCTACGACGACTTATGTGTTTAAGGTTTCTCTTGAAAAACGCAGTATGGTGATTAAGAACTTACGTGAGAGTGATATATGGTTCTTTATTGATACTTATAGATTTCAAGAGGAAGACTTAGAGATCATACTTTTACCTTTTCCTTTTGTGAAAGAGAGTAAGACAGAGGTGTCTGTAAAGAGTGATATTGAAAAATGGAAGAAAAATAAGAACATTGTTGAAATGTTAAAGAAAGTAGTGGGTAGCAGGTCTTCTAAGATTATGACAAACAATCAATTACCATTCCCTAACAATGAAGAGGATTTCAATAAAATATTCTTGAAAAAAAAAGACAAGAACACAAAGCCTGTATTTGAGAGACAGATATTAGGATCAGTTGCGTATAACGGCAAAGACGGTGATGATTATCCAGAGGAACTACCTCCGATTATTGAGACGATCAATATGCCTGTATTTGAGAGACAGATATTAGGATCAGTTGCGTATTACGGCAGAGAAGGTGATGATTATCCAGAGGAACTACCTCCGATTATTGAGAAGATCAATATGAGTAAGTATCAATTTGAAAAGTATATGTTCGAGAGGGAAATTGAGATTAAACAGGAAGATATGAACAGGTTGAAGAAACAAAGAAAAAAAGAAAATGAGATCACTGAAACCTATATGGTATTTAGTAGGATGGCGTGTAATTTTGTATTTCCACCAGGAATTGATAGACCTAAACCAAGCCTAGTCAAGAAAAATTTACTTGTTGAACTCTCCAAAGTAGGTTTTGAAGATGATGAAGAAGATGATGAGAATAATAAAAAAATTGCTACTCCACTTAGCAGAGATAAGAAAGACCCTGTTGTTGAATATCAAAGAAATCTCAAAAAAACGGTTGATAGAGTGAATGATATGAAAGTAGAAGATTTCAATATTGATGACTATTCCCCTAAGTATAAACGGATCTTAGAAAATATTGAGAAAGGTGTTGATCAAAAAGCACTTGTCTATTCACAATTTAGAACTGTTGAAGGTATTGGTATGTTTGCGGTATATCTACGTAAAATGGGATATGTTGAGATTAAGTTAAAGAACACTAAGGATGGTTATATTCTAGACGACCCTGACATACTTCACCAAAAATACGATCACAAACGTTTTTGTATATTTGATGATGAACGAATGAAAACATCTACTATTATCAATGTATATAATGGAAAGTTTAGTGAGCTTAACAATACACTAAGAAAACAAATAGGTAGTAGAGAAGAAAACCTTAGAGGATCACTAGCAAAGATTATGTTGATCACAGGATCTGCTGCTGAGGGTATTAGTTTTTTCAATGTTAGAAGTGTCCATATTATGGAACCTTACTGGAATAATATGGTGATTGAACAAGTGATAGGTCGTGCTATCCGTAATAGAAGTCATATAAACTTGCCGAAAGAAGATAGAACTGTTCAGGCATACAGATATATAATGCAAGTGAAATCAAACAATAATACATTTAAGATGAGAGATGATAATTCAACAACCGATCAAATAATCCAAAGTCTTGCTGATAGTAAAAGTAAAATTAATGATCCTTTTATACAAGCACTTATCAAAACTTCTATCAATTGTGCTATACACGCTAAAACACAGAAGAATAGATGCTATGATATTCCGCTTAATCTTAATCCATCTAAAGTGATCCAGATGGATACTGTCCAGAAAGAGATGTCCAATCTACCTGAACTTAAACTAGCTACAAGAAGAAATGTTCGTGGGATTTATAAAGATGGTGTTGTAAAGGCTGATTATGATACATCGCGAGATTTTGATGTAGATGGTTTTGTTTATGCTAAACAGCTTATTGAAAAACAAGATAAAGTTGTGACAATTCCTAAAAAGGTTGAAGAGATCAAAGAAACAAAAGAGAAAAAGGTTGAAGAGATCAAAG